ATGCGCCGTAAGCGCATTAAGATCAATTCGGTTGGCACGGCATCCCAAAAGCGGAAATATGCCAGCCAATTATGCCATCGGTTGTCCGAAAAGCTCGAATCCGGATGGAACCCGTGGGTGGAGGCCGACGCTGATCGTTGTTATCGATTGTTTTCCGATGCGCTGGTTCATTACCGGAATTACACGACCAAGCTGCTGAATGACGGTGTCCTCCGCCAGTCGACGCATCACGACTACATGTGCTTTGCGCACATCCTCGAAGAATGGAATGACAGCCGTTCCTTGCCGATTCGGTATATCTATCAGTTCGATCGAACGTTTTGTGTTCGGTTTCTCGATTATATCTACATCGAGCGTGAAAATTCTCCGCGCACTCGCAATAATTATCTGGCATTCTTGCGGGCGTTCAGCACTTTTTTGGTGCAGCATCTCTATCTGAAAGAGCGTCCGACCGACGGCCTTGTCGGTATCGGGAAAGCCTTATTGAAGAAAGAGCGCAAGGTAATTGCCCCGAACGATATGCAGTGTCTGCACGATTGGCTCGAAGAGCACAATCGCCCGTTCCTGCTTGTCTGCTACTTTTTGCACTATATGTTGATTCGTCCGAAAGAAATCGCCAAGCTCCGGCTATGCGATATTTGCGTGGCCAAACAGACGATCTATATAGATGATACAATTTCCAAAAACAAAAAATCGGCGATTGTTACAATGCCGCAAAAGATTATCGAACTAATGGCCGACCTCGGTTATTTCAACGCTCCCAGTAACTATTATATCTTTTCAAAAGGTTTCCGGCCGGGGGCCGAATGGGTGAATGAAAAAACTTATCGGGATTTTTGGAGTAGATACATTCGGCCGGCGTTGAACTTTCCGAAAGAATATAAATTCTACTCGCTCAAAGACACCGGTATTACTGCGATGTTGCGGGCTGGATGCGATGCGTTGTCCGTGAAAGAACAGGCTCGGCATTCGTCGTTGTTGATGACCGATATTTATACGCCGCAGGACATTCGCGATGCGAATCCGATTCTATTGAATTACAAGGGTATTTTATAAAGATTCTTTTTGCCCCAAAAGTTTCCCAGCCTGAAAAATAGCGAGATTTTTCATAAATCTCGCTATTTCTGTAATTCTATTTCCGCTTCCGACGCATATCGATATATTCCGTATAGACGATTCGCGTGTGGGGGTTGGTCGATACGATTTCCTGCCGGATGGCTTTCGTGCCCCAGCGGATGAACAGGAATCGGCGCGGCACCCGATGCACTATCTGTCGGAGCGTGTCCGTGCTCGTCACGCGGCATGCTACCGAATCGAGCGAAACCGTTCCCTCGACCCGGCACCAAGCATCACGCCAGCGAAATAGTTTTACCGTGTCGTGCAGCAGCATGGTGTCGCACTGGCGGATAACGACTGTATCGTGCAGCGTAGCTGTTATCCCTACTTCGGTTTGCGAGGTCGTCGTTGCCACAGATTCGACCCTTCGAAGTTTGATTCCGAGTGCACGGATTTCCGCCGCCGCATCGGCTCTGTACCGCTCCAGTTCCGAGACTTTCAGTTCGAGAGCCTGCACCGAGGCTGCTTCTTTGCCGGCCGCCGTCTTGTAGTGGGTTACGCTATCGAGCAGCGTCGACTGGTTGCGGGCCAAGCGGTTCCGGTCGTCGACTGCCGACCGGTAGGCTTTGCCGAGGATGACGAGCGCCGCCACAAGCAGCAACACGGCCAATATCAAATAGCGTTTCATACGGTCATCGGTTTGTATTTTCCGCCGACCATCGACATCAGTTGCCGGCGTTGGCCGCCTTGCTGGTTTTTGTATCCGATATGAATCCAGCGCGGCACGCCCGCTGCGTTCTCGTCCTCCGAAATCATCTGGTCGAACGGCTTTCCTTTCAGCCAGTCGCGGCAGAACGTCTTGAACTCGGCCAGCCGTCCGTTGGCCGGAACAAGGTCCGCAGCATATCCTACGCAGTGGGCGGATGTTTTCGAGCCTCCGACCGCAGCGTTCAGCCGGAACCCGCGATAACCGGACGTTACGTTGATAGCGTTCGAGCCGAGTTTGTCGTTGGCGCACTTCGTCGCCCATGCAGAGCGCAGCGGGTCGAGCAGTTGGGCGACGAACATTTCGAGGTTGGCCCGATGTTCGGAAGTAGGTGTATTGTCCAGTTTCAGCCGGTTGGCAGTTGCGGAATTGGTAAACTCCGCCATCGTAAAGTACTTCATTCCTCTGTGTTTTTGGTGTTCTCGTTAAAATATCGGTTGACGTCCTCCGCCGTCGTGCCCATCTTGCGGGCGATTTCGCCGGTCAGCGCCCGCCGGAACAGTCGCAGAAACGGGATGTTCGGATTGACGATGAGCGCCGAACCGGACATCGACCACAATTCGACAAGGCATATCAGCGTGCAGATGACCACTACCGTCAGCTGTGAATCGATTCCTGCCATGCGTTCGATCAGAATGAACCCGATGATGACCGAAGCGTACAGCGCCCACTTCGACAGCATGCCGTTGCGGCCCAGTTCCGACAGTGCGAACCGGCCTTGCTTGACCGACGCGGCAACACCCCATGCAGTATCCAGCGCGACACACACGACTACGGCGTTGATGGCGACCTCGTATCCGGCGAAGAAGTTCGCCACGAAGAAACACACGGCGGCCAACCAACCGTAGACGGACTGGAAGATTTCGGAGAGCTTGACGCCGAACCCGGTGCAAAGAGCGAGGATTTTGTGAAATATCATGTTAATTAACACATTAAAGTTTTAATAATGCCACAACCGAGGCGGATATCGAAGCATATCCAGAACCGGTTGTCAGATATATCTTCAAGCTACTGAATCCACCAGATGTCGAAGCATATCCTGTAACATATCCGTAAGCCAAAACGGGCGTCGTGGCACCTGCCGCATTTGAATTTGGGATAAAGAAGCGTGTGTTGCTTGCAGTAAGCATCACGAAGATATCGAGTGCTCCGGTATTAGAAGTCGCGACTGTGAGTTTAACAAGTGCAATATTAAATGGCTCCCATGGAATATTAGTTTTTTGATTTATATAACCTATCCAACTATTCCCCGTTTTCGTCAATGCGGTGTTAGAAAAGTATCCTGTTTGAATGTTTGATAGACTACCTGCATATTCCAATGCCACACCTGCTATGGTTTTAGCATCATTCGCCGCACTTTGCGCATTGTTTGCTGCTGTTTCGGCCGCATTCGCCGTATTCGCAATACCGTTAATAGTATTTTGCAAAGTCGCCGAAAGTTTATCCCACGAGACCGCTCCGTTAAGCAGCGTCGCGCGGATGACGTTTCCGATGTCGACGGTGATCTGAATCTCCGACCCGACCGACCCGACGTAGATGTAGATGATCTCCGTCAGCGAGATGCGCCGCTTCGAGCCGTCGGCGTTCGTATAGATCATCTCTTTCTTCGCCGCATCGTAGTCGAGGCCCATCGTCTCCAGCGGCAGGTCGAAGACGACCGTCGCCCCATTCTGCGCCGTGAAAGTCAGCGTGTAGTCTTGGGCGTTGAACGTTGGCAGCCCGACGCGCGTGGCGAGCAGTTCGCGAATGTCGGTGTGAGCCGTACTCGATATTTCATGATTGGTGACTTTCCGATAGGTGTATTGCTTGGCTTCATTCAGCACATCGGCATCGCCAGCCTCGAAATCTTCACGTGTTTGAGCGATTTCGCGGGTCACGGCCTGTTGCGACATGACGTGGTCGGGACTGTCGCCGGACGTCTGTACCAGCCCTGTCGGAAGATGCCGGCCGGTGATTTTCCCGAGGCCGGCCGTCGCCTTATCATACGCCAATTGCAGGTCGTAGCGTTTTTCTCCGAGCCACACCTGCCCATCGAAAAGCAAACGGCTGTCATCGACGTCGTTCACTACGATTGCCAGTCCGTAGGATTTTTCACCCGTCGCGTCGTCGGATACGACGAGCAGCATCTGCGTGGTGTCCCTGTCGGCCGACAGATAGCGTCGGATGGCCCGGCCGGCTGCGGTCGTGTCCGCCGGATAAAAGCATTCGGCTTCGGTTCTTGTTCCGTCGTGCCGGATTTCGACCGCGAACATGCGGCCGAACACCTCGGTGCCGAGCACCGAAACCGCTGCGGTCGAAACGGTGGCCGACGGGCCTTTGTGCAGGAAGTATCCGGTCGACGCCGGAACGCAGATATTCTGCACTTCTTCGGGAAAATTCCCGTTCGGGGTGTGCAGTTGCAGAAAGTGAATCAGCGGCCCTGTGCCGAGCGAGCGGCGCGACAGCGGGATGTAAACTTCGACGCTCTTGTTGGAAATCGGCTTGCAGTTGAAATAGGTTCCGCCTTTCCGGCCGGCGGTAAACGAACGGTCGTCTTCGGCTCGATAGACGAACTCGAAGTCGATTTCCGTGTCCGGAATCTCCGCGGCGACTATCTCGTTGGTCTCCGCATCGTGGCGGTAGAAGATTTCGACCAGAGCAAGGTCGGAGCGGTGATTGTGAGGTATCGGTTTCATGTTATAAAACAGTTGGCAATTTTATTTCGGGCAGCTCCTTGCGTTCCGGCAGGCGCCGTTCGTCGCGCTCGGCGAGATGGTATTTGAACGTGTAGGCATTCAGTTCGCGCGGAGTGTGTTCGACCTTGAACTCGTCGACAATGATTCGCCGCCATTCGTTGCCGGTGTAAATCCAGCGGTTCGCGCTTTTCAGAAAGTCTCGATATTGCGCGGCCATTCGTTCCGTGTCGATGTAGCCGGTGGACGCCTCCCAGTAGGAGGTGTAGCTGCTCGACAGCTCTTTTTCCACGTCGTTGTTGACGAAGGTTTCGATTTCGCTTTCCGGCTTCAGCACGTTCGGCCCTTGCATCATCAGCGTATCGAAGCCGCCCATGCTGTTGGCGAATCCGAAGCATCGGTCGTCGTAGTGGGCCGGACGCAGCAGGTAGCGTTGGCCGAGCGGACGGTTCTGTTCGGTGGTCGTTGCACCGTCCCGCGAAATGACACTCACCCCGAACACGTCGTAGGCGACGGGCGTGATGCCTTTCTCCCGACTGAACTCGCGCCAGAGCGTGCCGAAACTCGTGTCGATTTGCGTATAGGCGTCGACCTCCGGCGCCGTTCCGATCGTTTTGGTGAACGTCCGGCCGTCCGTCGTGTACAGCACGGTGCGGATTTCCATCTCGGCGATCGTTTCGTTTTCCGTTTGCGTGCGGACGAATGCCAGCCATTGCGGTTGCTCGGGCGTCGTTTCGATGATCTGCGGTTGGGCAGTCAGAAAGTTCGCCGTGAGAAAATCGAACATCGCCGATTCCGAATCGACCGCCTTTGCGATTCCGCCCAGTATCAATCGATAACTTTGCTTCTGTGCGGTCTCGCCGGATTTGAAAGAAACCTCGATCATCGGGAGGTTTGCGACGAAACTCGCCGGCCGCGCGATTGCTCCGATGCAGCAGCGGGCGAACTGGCGGTTCGGAATAGTGATGCGTCGTTCTTTGTCGGGCGTCAGCGTCACCTCGTCGACAATGAGCGTGCCGCCGACCGTGACCGACATGCGAACGGCTGCGGTTCTGTCCGTCAGTACGCAATCGGGAAGATTCTGCGCGAATCGCACACCCAAATAAATCGAGGTGTCGGAGACGATTCCGACCGGCGGGCGGATGATGACCGGTTTTAATTCCGGAGGAGTTTCGGGAAAGATGATCATCGCTTTTTTCTTCAAAAGTACGGCGGACGTCGGATTCGGGAAAGGACATCAAACGGGGATTATTTCAGCCGTTGCGGCGATCGAATCGGACGATGTGCTCAATGTGACTTCGAGCGATTTGATGAACCATGTCCGGTTGCATAGCAGATATTTCCGGTGCAGTCGCAACGTCGCCATGTCTTCGGTCGAAAGGTTTAGTTCTATTTTGTGGGTGCTGCGCGGCTGCCGCACCCATTCGGCGAATGTCTTATGGAACTTTTCATAAAGCCCGTTTGCGCCCTCGATGGCCAGAGACAGATCGCCGGTCATCTCCACGCCGGAGGACATATAGTGGATGGGGCGCGTAAAATAGATGCCTTTGTCGACGAAATTGTTATGAAGCAGCAACCCGATGTAGACCGTCTCCGGCCGTGTGCCGCCCGCGGTTGGAATCTCGATGACCGGCGTCATGGAGCGCAGTCCGACGAGTTGATGGATACTTCCGTCCGATTCCATGGGCGACGGATAGAAAATTTCGGTCGGAACGCACCGCGGGACTTGGAATGCGATCGTGCAGTCATAGTTCTGCGTACTGTCGCCGCCCGAAATCTCTTTCGGGTCGAATCCGGCTTGATGCGCGATGTCCGGAATCGATACGGCCGTTTTGTTGGGGCTCCATTCTGTCCGATTGTAGGAGGAAGGCCTGTTGCCGCCCTTGTAATAGAGATAGACTTGTTCGCCTCGGCCCGATATGATGTCGCCGGTCGGAGTGTGTTTCAACGATACGAGGTCGTCCGAGACCTTGATTCGGTCGATTGCATCGGACATGGTCGATACCTCGATCGGTTTTGCCTGTTCTTCCTGCTGGTCGGGGTCGTCGGGATTCGTCTCTTTGTACGAACTGTCGGCGTTCTGAAAAGAGAGGGTATAGCCTTGTGCTTCTTGCGGCGTGCAGGAGTAGGCGTCGGCAACCTTCGCCGTCCAGTCGACTATCTCGTTGGAGGCAAGTATATCGCCGTTCGCTCGGATATGATAGCTTCGCCCGTCGCAGAAAAGCGTGCTGCACGTCATCTTGAGCAGGTTGACGATGAAGTCCGAGCATGCCATATCCGGCATCGTGTCCGCCAAATCGAGCGTGCAGCGGCCCGGAGGCGTTGCGTCGGACGGTCTGTTCCAGTTGTCTTTCGGAATCACACCGAACCGCGTATCTGCCGAACGACTTTTGTGCAGGCCGAGAATCGCAAGGTTATCGAACAATCGGGCTATGTCCGCATCATCGATATTCAATCCGGGCAGAATCTGTTCGAGGATGCGGTTTACCCGAATCGCCGGTACGACGAACGGAGCCGTCGTACCCAGCCAGTTGGCGTATTTGTCCGTCGCCGAACATTCCGGATATTGATCATGGACGGTACTCGTGCGATATTCGCTTTGCGCCGCATACTCTTTCCGCATGATTTGCGGCAGGCCGAAGTCCGGACATGCACCGGAACGGCCGTCATCCACCAAATTCCGGTATGCGACGTCTTCGTAAGACGGAAATTCAATATCAGCGAGTTTTCCGGATACGGTATCTCCGAACTCCGCACCGACGAACGAATAGGTCAGTTCGTTGTCGGAATACTCGTCGAAAACGAGCGTCCCCGAGCGGACGGTTATGCCGTTCATCACCAACTCCGCAGCGAGCTTCTTCACGCTCGGTTCCATCAGCATGGCCGGAACGAATCCGAACAACCGGCATATCTGCGGCGTCAGCGGAAAGGCGATAGGCGTGGATACCGATACGAGGACGTGATCCGTCTCGAAGAACGGATTGTCGAAAGTCAACGAAATTTCCTGTTTCGGTCGGACATCCAGTATCTGTCCGTCGGCTCGTACTTGCAGCATGGCTATCCTAATTTTCCGAGGTCTTTATTGCGTTCGTATTTTTTCATCTGTTCGAGAAGCCCGTTTTTTCCTAAAAGCGTCACGTAGGCATACAGCGGGTCGTCGAGTTTCGCCGTGAGTTTTACGACAGCATCGCGAAGCTCACGAACAAGTGCGGGGTCGGTCGAAAGGGTGGAAACTTCGGGCGTGGCGATATTCGGCGAAACATCCGGGGCCAAGCGTCCGCCCGTCGCGCGTCCGGGCATCGCATAGAGTGTCGGAAGCACTTGTGCGAAGTCGAAATCCCGAAGCCGCCCCCGCTGGCGCACGGCTTCGAGGGTATCGATGATCGGGCGTGCTGTCGGGTTCTGCATCGCTTCGGCCGGGATGACGTACTCCATGCCGTTCTCGCCGACCAATACCGTCGGCCGTTCGACATACCCGCGGGCATTCGGATCGATGCGAGCATTGAATCGTTTGCCGTCCTGTGCCCGCTCTACGGGGAAGCCGCCGGCTTCGGCGCCGGCAATAGGTGTCGCGGCTATCATTGCAATTTGGGCGGCACCCATCGCAGCCATGATGCCGGCAGGTATAAGGCCCCACGGAATACCCCATTCGGAAAGCGTTTTTACGACACCGGCTGCGGTATTGACCGTCGCCTGTGTGATTGACATCGCTTTCTGCCGTTTGGCCTGCTTGATTTGCATCTCTTCCTGTTTCCGCTCGTATTCCGCCTCCATCCTTTCGACGGCGGCCGTATGTTGCGCTTCGGTTATCAGTCCGGCGTCGAGGCGGGTCTGCAACTGCTTTTTCTTGGTGTCTTGCGCTTTCCGGTATCGCTTGAGTTCGGCGTTTTCTTTCGCTGTCATCATCTTGTCGTAGCCGGAATACAGGTCCAACGCCATGCCGGCTGCTTCGGCAACAGCACCGAAAGCCATGGCCCATCCATCGATGCCTAATTCGCCGTCTTTGAGGTTTTGGAAAAAGCGATCCCAATCTTCTTGCGAATATCCGAAAAGGTCTCCTTGCTTGTTCGAGAACGAATATCCCAAATCATTCACGGCGGCTCGAGCTTCTCGAAGTTTGGCGCCCAAGGCATCGATCATCGTTTGCAGCTGCCGGCGCTCCTCCTCGCTCAAAAGCGCTGAATCGAGATCGATGGATTTAAGAAGCCCCTCGATGGTTGGGATGTCGATTTGTCCTTCGGTAAAGAGCCGTTGTACTTTCTGCAACGCATCTTCGTAGTATTCGGAATCGAGGGCTTTCAGTTCTTCGATATGCTCCTTTTTCAGTTGCTTTCGCTGCGCGTTGGTCGACGTCGTCAAGGCCAATTCTTCCGCTTGCTGTTTGACGAGCAAGGCCCGTTTTTCTTTATAGTCGGTTTCTTCCGCTTTCAGTGAATCGAGCGCCTGCTTGAGTTTTATGGCATTGAGTTTCCGCGCATGGTTCTGCGCGAGTTGTTCGAGCATGGCGGCGTTACCGGCGTGCTTCCGTTGTTGTTGCAGATACAACGCTTCCTCTTTCGCGATGGGGTCGGTGATGCTTTCGATGCGTTTCGCTTCGATTTCGTCGAGGCGTTTCTGTTCCTCCTTTTTCTGTTGGAGCAACAGCGTCGTCAACTGCTCTTCCATCGTGAGCCGCTCCTTGCCTTTCAATTCGCCGGATTGGAGCCGTTTTTTGAGCGCGTCGATATTGAGTTGCAGGAGCCGGTTATTGTATTCCTGTTCCGTTGCGATTTCTCCGTCCAGATATTTTTTCTTGAGCGCGATTCGTTCGGCCAGTTCCTTTTCATCGAGCGCTTTGTAAGCGGCAGCGGCGGCAGCCTGTTGAGCCTGCCTTTCTTGGCGGGCCCGTTCTTCGGTTGCATGCAGTTGTTGTTCGGCTTGGATCGCTTCCGACTCGGCCTTGCGCCGTTCTTGCTGCGACCGGATGATCTCTTCCAGCTCCTCGCCGTTCAATTTCTTCAGCTGGGCTATGGCGCCCTCTCGAATTTCTTGCGCGTGAGCGATGTTTCGCTGGATGGCTGCTTTTTCTTCGGAGGTCAATTCTCGTTCACGGCCGATGTCTCCTCCGAGCGAACCGCCCGTGTAGGTTACTCCGCTGTTGAATTGCCGTTGCAAGCTCTCTATAATCCGCTGTTGTTTGTCGCGTTCTTCTTCGAGTTCGCGGATCGCATCGGCATGGATGTATTTCAATCGGGCTCGTTCCGCATTTAAGAACTGGGCGACTTTTTCCGTATTGATTTCTATGGCATTGCCGTATTCATCGATTGCGGTAATCGCTCCCGGGTAGGCCGCTGCGAGCTGTTTGGTTACGGTCTTGAGCCGTTCCTGCTCGTCGGCATTCAACGAAGTTTTCTTCCGCAGTTCATCGTATTCGGCAACGAGCGGCGGTATCTCGCTTTGCAGGGAGGCAACCCGATCGAGTTGCCTCTCGAATTGGTCTGTGAGGGATTCGCTGGGGCCGATCAGATGCGTAACTCCTTCGATTATTTTCGTGAGCCCGTCTATTGCTATCTTCGTGAATCCCTTGCTGTTGTAGAACGAAAGCATCAGCCCCTCCCATGCGCTCTTCATGAGTTTGACGGAGCCCTCGACTGTATTCAGCCGTTCTTCTTGAATGCGTTTGAGTTCGCCGTCGACATCTTGCAGGCTGTTCCGGAGTTCAGCCATGTCGCCTGCGCCTCGCAGGAACGTATTGAATGCCGCCACGCTTCGTTTGTCGGTCAGTTCGAGCGTCTTGGCAAGGTCGATGCCTTTCGCGTCGAGTTTCTTCAATCCTTCGATTAAGTCCGGAAGCGACCGTACCGGCTTTCCGAGTTCTTTGGCAAGTTTGCCGTTCGCATCGGCCAAATTGAGCAGGATGTTGCGGGTCGCCGTTGCCGCGCTCGATGCGTCGAATCCGCTGTTCGCGAGCGTACCCAATAGGGCGGTGGTATCTTTCACGTCGAAGCCGAAAGTCTTGGCCACCGGTGCGACAATCGACATGGCGGTTTGCAGGTAGTTGAAAGAGAGGGCGGACTTGTTCGTTGCGACGGCCATCGTTGCCAGTACGTCGTCCGTTTCGGTCGCGTCTTTGTCGAACGCTCGCAGCGTTGCACCGGCCAGTGCTGCCGCTTCCGGCAGTTCCGCGCCGACCGCCGTCGCGAATTGCAGTACCGGTTTTGTCATTTGCAGAATCTGCTGTTGTCCGAAGCCGAGTTTCGCCAGCTCGGTCTGCAAGTTCGTAACTTGCGATGCCGTGTATTCCGTCGTGCGGCCGAGTTCGAGGGCCGACTTTGTAAGTCCGTCCATTTGGGAAACATGAACGCCGAGAATCGTCGATAGGTTGACGTTCGCCTGCTCGAACTCTTTGATTTTCTTGAACCCGCCGGAAAACAGACTGAAGAACCCACGAATGACGGCATATCCCATCATGAATTTTCCGACAAGGGCAGAATAGCCGGACGACATTTTGCCCAGCACCGACTGCGTTTCGCCTGCGCTGCCTTTCAATTCACGCAACCGGTTCTTCGTTTGCGTCAGTTCGGCATTGCATTTTTTCCACTCCTCCGATTTCGGGTCGAGTTTCTTCCAGTTGTACGTCAGGTCTTTGATGCGCCGGTTCAGTTCGGAGACCGTCATGTCGTTCACTTTCAGTTTACCGGTCAACTGGTCGATTCGGTCGCGGTTCCCCGTCATGGCGGCTTTGTTCGCCGTAATCTGGCGGGTGAGCTCCTTGTATTCATTGGAATCTTCTTTTCCGGCGGCCGCGAGTTTTTTCTGCGAACGTTCCAAATCCTCGTTCGCGGCTTTCAACTGCCGGTTCTTGTTCATTAACTCGGACATCTCCTTGCGGACGGGGTCGCCGTTGACAACGATATTCAGCCGGAGTTCTTCTTCTTTGATTTTTGCCATGTCGAATTATTTTTGAGCCATGCCGGCTTGTTCATCGATACCGAGCGACGCGCGCATTTTTTCGCGGACATCTTCCGTCAGTCCGTACATCAAGCGGTCGCGAATACGGAGGTAAAGCCCCCACATGAAGCGGTTGTGAATTTGCAAAGGCGCACATTTTACGACCTTGCCGTTTCGTTGCAATCGTTTCATATCCAAGAATCGCTCGTAAACGGGGTGCCGGTATTCGACGGTCGTGTCGCTGACGTGGAAAAACCGATCGCGAAGAAGTTGCCCTGTCGATGCGGAACTGACGGCCCGCTGGATTGCGTCCGTCTGACTTTTGTAGATATGCACAGCCGCCTCTTCAAGCGTTTCGTGGATGAAATGTTCTTCGACGAGTGAAGCCATAGCCGTTCGGTTTGGCAACAAAAATAGCCGCCCGAAAGCGGCTCCGAAAGGACAAAAAATACCCTATGCCAACTCCATTTATGAAACCGACTTTTGTCGGAATATGGTTTGAGGGTTACGATTTTGTAATAGCAGCATATCGCGTTGATAAGCTAAACGCCGAATCGTTTCGGCTTGGGATTGAATTGTGTCGACTAACATTCCGAGTTGGTCGAACTTTTCACGAGGGATAGACACCTCTTCTCCGGTGGGTTTGTTGGTTTTCATAGGTGGAAGACTTTTAATTCAGACAGAAATAAAAAACGGTTCTGCCTTTCCCGTTGTCTTCCACCTGATAGGCAGTGGGTGCATTAACACTCCACACGGGGGTACGGAACCGTATATTTAGAGCATAAAAAATGCCCGCGACGACGAGCAGTACTCGCCTATCAGCATGGAAGACATTACAAATGTACGAAAAATTTCAGAAAAACAAAAAAAGAGCGGCAAGAATTCGCCGCTCCTTTTTATTATCTCTTCCATTCTGTTTCTAATCCGATGTATTGACAGGGCATTGTTCACCAGCTGTTTTTTCTTGCACCGATTCTATAACGCGATCAACAAATGTAGCAGTCTCACGGTTTGTTGTCCTCGCCAAGAAATAAAAAAGAGCTACCCCAAAAGACATCAAGATAGCAGAAACTGCACTGGCTGCAACACTAATCCCAAAAGTTTTCCAATTTGAAGGGATACATGATTTTATATTCGCTTTATAATCGCGAAGTATTCTTTCTTCTATTTCATTAATTTGTTCACCAGCAATATTTCCAACTGTTTCAGAAAGAATTGCTTCCGCTTGGTTTTTATACAATTCTAATTGACTATCGGTATTTGATGTTGAAATAAAGACTCCACATTCTTCATCATTCGGCTCACGTCCCTTTTCAGCCTTTAACCTATTAATAACTTCAATCTTATGTTTTTTGTATATACCATAAGCAATAAGGCCTACCAAGTCATCTTCGCTTTTAACTAATTTATTATAGATGACATTATATTGGACATTACTCATTTTTTGTGACTTTATAAAATGCCTTTTTAGCCTCTTCACTAATCTTGTTACGAGAAAAAGTCATCCTATAAGAACCTAAAACTGTCCGGCTCTGAACCAAAACATTCTCAGCATTCCATGAAGTTCTTTTACTACGATTGATAGCAGAATTACCTTTCTGAATGCAATCTTTTGACACTACAATAAAAGGCATTTTCGATTTCTTTTTAATTTTTTTTAATTTCTTTCCTCTTAAAAGGTGCGCAAAGGTACGAAAAAAATTCAAGAAGACAATCATGACAACCTTTTTCTTTTCGTATACATGTTTCATACCTAAACAAATACAAGCATTCCTCATTGTTGGTTCTACAAAAGTATATTGTTCTCTAATCATTCGATTTCTATTAAGTTAAAAGTCCGACAGATTAATCTGCCGGACTTTTTGTTGATTCGTGAAGGGAAGAAGTTAAAATAAATTGAATCACTCTTTATTGGGCAATTCTTGCTTTTCGTCAGCAAAAACAGGAACTGCAACGGCCGGGGCTTTTTTTATCCACCCCCCGAAATACAGTGATGTTTCATCACTTCAGCGTTATCGTTGCCGAATAGCCGTTCCAGCCGCCGAAAATTCCCGCCTCCGGTGCAACGATACATTCGGAAATCTCCATCCCGTTCAGAATCGGACAGCTGCTCGTCGTCGTCGAACCGCCCATGTCCGACAGGAACTTTTCGAGCAACTGCCCCAGCAGTTCGATTGTTGCCAAGTACTGGTCGACGTATTTCGATTCGGTTCCGCTTTGTTCCAGTCCTTTTTCCAGCGCGAAAATCACGACGGTGAATGAACCGGTCGGATTGTCGCAATCTCCGGCAAACGACGCCAGCGGCAGCGCGATTATCGTTTGCGGCCCTTTGATAGAAGGCGAATTGAGCGCGGACGTTCCCTGCTCTTTGTCGGCCACGATGTGCGGTTTCGGAACATCAGGTTTGTCGGAGGCAATCGTCTTGCAATACCTAATCAGTTGTTGCAGTTTTTTTAGCATTGTCGGAAGTGTATTTGTAGTTGAGCAATAGCGTCAGGATGTCGATTACATTCGTCTTTCCGGTTCTCTCCATGTCGCCGAACGTTCGTTTTTCCGCGAGGTCGAACTGGATGCCGAGCCAGCCGAGCGATTTGCCGGACGATTCGCTGCTGCTGAAAAGCGGCGCGAACGAAACCTCGCGGCCGCAAACGGTGAATATGCCGTGTTGCAGGTTGTCGATGCAGGCCGTGTACCAAAGGAGGATAAGCTGTTTTTTCCACGCTGGAATGAATCGGACGAGCCGGATGATGCGGTCGGTTTTCTCCGGCTGGAATGGTCGCGCTTTGCGCCCGCTCGGTTGTATCGGGCCACGACGGCGGTATAGTATGGCAATCATCGTGTCGATGTGTCGTTCGTCGTGCGTTTCGGTATAGAGAGCCAGTTCGGCATCGGCGGCAATCAACTCCTCGAAAGAGAGGTCAAGCAGTCCATCCGCAGGACCGACCAATCGAATCGGGCCGATGCGCAATACCGGCAGCGGGTTTTCCAGCAGGTCGAACGCAGGCAGTCGGGTGTTGCCGTTGTCGGTGAACAAGAAACCGAGCAGTCGGTCGGCCAATAAAGCGACCTTTTCCGCAACCGCGTGCGTCGCGTCCGGATGCAGCCGTTCCCACACGATACTGCGCGCCGTGCGTTTGATGTTCGCCAGCTTGTAGAGTATTCGCGCCTGAAATTCCGCAAAAGAGATTCGGCCTTGTTGCAAACCGTGCAGCAACCGCATCGTATAGAGCAGCTGCGGCCGCGTCATCTCGGCGTAGGATGCCGGTACCCGCACCGTGATTCCGGCATCCGGTATATCGAGCGTGTTCATGTTCTGCAGTATTTCTTTTGCGGGTCGTTTTCAGGAACCAGCGAAACGTCTTTCGCAGGGTTCCGGCGTGCTGTCACGGCTTTCTGAAGTTCGGTTTTCGCTGCTGCGGCCTCTTGTTCCAGCGTGCGGAGTAGGTTTCGTGTCGCCGCGTCGTCCATGTCGCCGCCGCGTCCGCCCTCGAACGATGCCGTGAACCGGCGGACTATCATCGTCGGCAGCACCTTGATGGACATCCGTTTGACGGCGGTAATAACGGCATAGAGCGGGATGCAGCGTTTCGCGGCTTCGAATCGTTCGAGCAGCTCTTCCGAAACATCCCCGCTCTTCATCCGATCGAACGCATCGTCTCCGACGATGGGCCGGATGATGCGCTCCTGTACCTCCTGCATGAACGGCACCAAGATGTAGAACATGCGGAACGAATCCTCGATCGGGAACACCTCTTGGAAAGTGTCGAGGTCTCGAACGAAGCACGTCGCGAGTTTTTGCCGCAGCGGCGACTGCTCCCACTCCTCGATGTCGTTCTCCTCCAAAAAGGCGTAGAGGTCATCGAGAGCCCGATAGTATTTGTCGAGCAGTGCTTGGTCGTCTCGGTCGTATTGCCATTGCCACGGCATTTTCTCGCTGCCGTCGTGTATCTTGACTTTCCGGCCGCCGTCTTCATGCGATAGGATATTCTGCTGGTAGAATCGCACCATAGCCAGTTGGGCGATTGGAAGCTGTATCGATTGCACAAGCTGGTCGTCGAGACTTTCCCCGTCGTCCGTGTCGTCCGCATTCATGTAATGCCGTTCCGCTCGGTCGAACAGCGTCGGGCCGATCAGCCGGCGAACGGTGCGCGAAGCAGATTCGATTTCCGACGCGATTACCGAAAAATCATTGCTTCGGAAATAGGTGCCGACCAGCTGCTGAATCTCGGTCGGGCCATTGTCGTGTTTGTTGAAAATCATGGCGTCAGTTGTTGCGGATACGGTCGTCGGGGTTCGTCTGTTCTTCGGTCATCAGGCTTTGATGATAGAAGCCGAGCTGGAGGTCGGATTCCGGGAAATTATAACGTATCGCTTGGTTAATCGGGTCGAGAATCACCATTTCGGGAATAGCGACGTCCGACAACTTGTAGATTTGGTGCGCATAGAGCATTTCCGAGCCGGATGCGAGCTTGCCGTTGACCATGATGTTCGTCAGCGACGGGTGGAGCTGCATGCCGGAGGTGATTGCGGAGTTCGCGGCCTCGCCGATTTTGAGCTGCGATTCGACGAAGTCTTTGATTTTTTGGTCGACGGCCTCGATTTTCCACGAACACAGGTTGCCGGTGGTATCATCGTAGAAGTCGACCGACTCGAAGAATTTACCCGCGTTGCGTTTGCCGGAAAGCACTTCGGTGATGGAATCCATGATTTGATTTTTCACCTTTTCGAGCCGCTCTTCGATTTCTATATCTTGCTCGTTCGGATATTTCATACGGAGCACCTCCCTTTTCGTCTCCCAGTATCCGGCCGGAGAGTGGATATGATACGCAAGGTTCAACCCGTTTTCGGTCACGTAACGGAAGATGGTCGGGATGTCGGAACCCCGCAATATCCAGCGGATGGCTCCCATGAATGCCGGTGTCGCATAAAAATTCCGGCCGAACGAATAGGAATAGTTGTAGGATGCACTCACGGGATACTTTCCCGGATCGAACGGGTCGTAAACCGGATAGGTCTGTATGCCGGATGTGAAACACGAATTTTCAAAATCGCCTACGAAGATGTGCTTCACGTCTTCTAATTGTCGGGATTCCGCCCATTCGAGCCGCGCATTCGTAGCCCGGACGAATTGGAGTTTCGCGATGCGGGGCTTTCGGCCGAGACGAGCCCCGAGCCGGTGCCCGCGTTCCAGAATGTGGAGGGCGAAAAATCCTTGTACATGGAGGTAGTCGACAAGGGCCTTTTCGATGAATCGTTTCGCGTCCCAGCTTTGTAACCATGCGGAGACCTCCGCATCGTCGGTGTATTGTCGGGCGATGCGGCCGTTCTCGATTACGTGACGATACAAGAATGCCCCTTGCCCGTAGAGCAGGCCTTTCTGACGTTGCAGGATGCCGGGCGCGAGGTTGTTATCTTGCACCAGATCGCGCACCATGACCGGCAAATCGTTTCCGGGCCCATAGGCGACGATGCGCTTGCCCATGACGCTTTGATAGAATTGTTCCCAGTTCGGATTTCTTGCGGCGTTGAACAAGGTCGTATCGCCACCGGTGCGGTAGCCGGTAGAGAGGGAGTAGGTCGTTTGTCCGATTTGGAGGGCATACGCCGTGTCGGTGATTTTATGGATTTGCGTTTTCATGGCTCGACTTTTTGTCCGTTCAACGACATCAGCAGCGGCTGGTAGAATCGGCGTGCCTCTCCGGTGTCGAGGTCGATGTATTCCTCGACGATTTCGGCATTGCGGTGGTGCACTGCCTGCGTTCGGGCCCGAAGACGGGCCCGCCGGACTTCGATGATGCCGTTGCTCTTCTGCGCCGTCTCGTTATACGACATGAACGAAAAGCCGAAAGGCACGTTTTGCCGCGACAATTCCCGCATTTGCTTGATGGCGTCGAACAGATTCATGCCACAAAAATAGCCGCCCGAAAGCGGCTCTGAAAGGACAAAAAACGCCCCGATATTTCGGGGCGTCGCGTTTCGCTTCTGCGATTGTCAATAAAGCAAAGGTTATGAAACGCTAATCTCTGAAAGTTTTACGGATAGGTCTTTCAATGCGAAGTTCAACGTTTGCAACTCCTCTTTCGAGAATTTGGCAGGCATTCCATTCACAGTGTTGCCATTGATGCGCTGGTTCAGCCAGCTGCGACTTTTGTTGAAATAGTTTTTTGCAATATAAGCCAATGATATGGCAGGCAAGACCTCTTTAAGCCGATTGCGAATCAATAGTTCTTGTGCCCGTTCGTTTGTTTCCTTAATCTGTGTCAAGGCAATCTGCGCAACACTTTCGGCATCTTCGTCTACTGCTGCCGTGATTTTCTTGCCGATGGCTTCACGCTCTTTTTCTGTTTCGGCGTTTATAAAACGACGTTTCAAATCGTCCATTTCTCTCTTGGTTGCCATAATCTATTTTGTTTATGCTCCCCGCCCCGCAAGGCGGGGAGCTTTGTTTTACAATTCTTTGAGGGTTTCAACCAATCTGTTGATTTCTTTTTCAATCGAGTTGAGAATTTGTCTCGCTCCCTCTCTTCCTTTGAGTTCGTTGAAGAGCCTCAAATAATAAATCAGCTCGGCTTCAAACTCTTTTTGTTCTTTACTTGGTTTCTTCATACCCTTTTGTTTTATTGACACTACAAATGTAATAAACATTTGTTTATTATGCAAGTATTTTGCCGGAAATTTTCAAAAAAAATATCATTTTTCTATTTTTGCACTCGTACATAGGGTTGAGTTCGGGGCGAAAGCCTGCGGATTCAGTCCGCTTCGAGGAGGAAAGGTGTGCTTTTCTCCTCTTTTTTTGCCGTTCCGCAACCGAAAAAATCCCGTTTTTCTCTGAAAAAATCCCGATTTTCGAGGGTTTTTCTGGTAATAATTTTGTGGATTCACTGAAAATCAACTGTTTAACCTTTCTTTGCAAGAAAAATGTTTTTTCGATGTGTTTCCGAAGCCCGCCCCGCCCTCTACTCGATATGCAATTGCAATTCTCTGAAAAGGTGATATATGAGCAAGAGCCCTCTTGCGCGAATAGGGTAAAAGCAAAAAAGAGGGCGAACGTAGTCGCCCTCTTTGCCGAATTGAAAGTCCGTTATCTTACCGAGACGTCCCCGACCGCACCGCTGGGCAGCCCTGCATCGATACCGCGCTTGACGATCGATACCCATGCCGGCCGCATCATCATGTATTTGAACGCATCCGAGAAGTTGGTCGATACAAGCAGTCGCTGCGGGTCTGACGACTTTTCACCGCGCTTATCCTTGCCGATGCGTTTCTTCGAATCGACCACGGTCTTCGCCATTTCCAGCGACGCTTTCAGTCTGCGGCAATGTACGGCGTCGATCTGTAATTGCGGAAGTCGTGTGTTGTGTCCTGTCATCAGTTCGCGCATGAAGATATATTCGTCGTTCATCGTGATGTTGGATTGCCGCAGCGACATGAGTTGCACCCGCCAGCCAGTCGCCGCGCCCGTGGCATCCCGTTCGATGGCTTCCTTGACTTTCTGAGCCAGCGATTCGTGGCTGCGCCCGTAGTTGTTGCCCGCGCGGTCGTAGTAGAACTTGATGACCTTATGTTTGTGCGGCCGGAAATAATCGAGAAACCGATTCGCCAAGTCGCGAATCCATTCCGGCGGCAGGCTGCAAAATTCCTGCAAGATGCGGAACGTGCGGCCATCATCTTGCCCGACCAGTAGCGAAAGCATATTGCCGAAGTCCATCGATATATCGAGTGCGCGGGTCGTATCGAGATAACGGAGTATGCGGCAATCCTCGACATCGTAAAATCCGAGCGCATCTTCGATTCGCTTTTTGTTCCCGTCGTAGAAAAAGTGCCGTTCGCCGAGGTTCGGATAGAATTGCTGCCCTTTCTCGATGCGCGGCGGCATGGATAGAATCGCGGCATTGACGTCGGAAAGCTGCGACGACAAGGCGTCCGCAAACCAGTCCAGCGATAGAATATCGACATTGACGTAACTCGACACGAGCATGAACATGTGCTGTGCTTTCTTGTGAAGCCGCAGCCGGTACCAGCGTTCCGTCCAGCGGTTCGCCGTCTTGAGCTTGTTCATGTACTCCTCCCTGTCGGCCTCGCTCCGAGTGCGGGCGAACTTCTCTTTCGCAGCGAGATATTCTTGCGTCGCTTCGTTCACGATTGCCGCCGTTTTCCAAACCAGCAGCAACGTCGCCGAATCCATTTCTTGGGCACCCTTGAATATCCAGTCATATTCGCCGGTGTTCCCCGTATTGGGAATATCGGTCGTGAACGTTTCACCTAAATAAAACGGCGAGTGCCCGAATTGTATCCGGTATCCCCGTCGGGCTTTGAGCAGATTGCCGATTTTGGTTTCAGCAAAATACTTCACCTCGTCGCCGAACACGTGGACGTAGGAACGTCCCGCCAGCGACGACGGGCGATCGAGCGAGCCGAAAGTAATGTTCAGTCCAGTGAAGAATACGATCGTTCGTTTGTAGGAAACGATCTTATTGTAGGGACGCCAAAAATGAGGTTTCAGCCAATCGGGCAAATCGGCGCACTCTTTTTCGGTAAAGGTCGGCACGTGCTTTTCCACGACGTAATGGATGCCTTCGTGGAAGCCTTTGCGTTCGAGGGCCTCGAATACCATCGGGAGCACGTTCGCCGTCAAGTTGGCGAACGTGTCGGCCACCCATGCGACCGGAGCCCCCGGCATGTCATAAGCCATCGCAATCAAGCGTTCGACCTGTATTTCGGTCGTTTTGGCGGAACCGCGGCCGGCGACGATTCGAAGTTTGCGCGGCAAAATCATGGCGCAGAATTGCGAGAACCAGTTCATGAACTGGACGTCGGTGTACGGTTTTTTCTCGGGTGCTTTAATCTTCGCGCGATTTCCCATTTTCCAGCAGTTCGATGATATTGACGTCTTCGATGAGTGCCTCGCGACGGAGGCGGCTTTTCTCCACTTCGGGGATGCGGAGCTGTTGAATCTGGTCGTTCACCTCTTGGCGGTTGATTGCCGGGAGCCCGAGCACTTCGGGGGTCAGCGAGAATACACGCACTTGCCGCAGATACATATCGGCCGGTAGCTTTTGAATGTCGGGTTCGTCGAGTTTGCGGATTTTCGCCGCTTTGGCAATGATTTCGCTGACCGCCTCGTAGTCTTTGGAAGTCGTGGCCGTATTTTTCGCAGCGTGTGCCAAGTCTTCAAGCAATTCGGCATATTTATTCCGCAGCGCATCTTTCGTAGTGTTGCGATTGGAATAGAAAAGCGAATCCGCTTGATTGTAATAGTCGACGGCCCGGTCATACGGGAATCCGAGTTGTTGCGTCAGAAATTTGATAGTTGCACGTTTGCCGAACTGGCGGTCGAACGAGTTGATGATAGTCAGCAGGTCGAGGAAAAGTCGTTCGTTGGCTGAAAGGTCGCTTGTCCGACCGTCGGCAATGTATTCATATACGCGCCGGAATGCCTTTTCGTCGTCGAAAGTGCCGAAAATATCGAGTTTTGAGGTCTTGAATGCTTTTTCTCGCCGGATTTTGTCGAGTTGGTTGACCGACGGAAGGTCGCCCGCCTCGGCATTGCGAAGAACCGCTTTGTTGATTGTGGCGAGTGCTTGCAGATGGCCGCGCTTGATGACAAATGCGATTTCGCTATCCGGATCGTTGTATTCGGCCGTGAACTGGTCGATGTCGAAACCGAAATAGATGGCGATGTCGCGGGGCTCCCATTCCAAAGCTCCGAACTGTTGGAGTTCTTCGACTTGATCGCGTGTCAGGTCTCCGCCGATTTTGTTCCGTTCATAAAACTGCTTGGCCATTACTCGAAAGATTTTATGCCATCGAAAAATTCGCGATAAAATTCATAAATGCCGCGATCGATCGTGATGCACCCGTTTTCGGTTCTTGGGTTGGTGTTGATGTTCGCCGAGGATTCCACGGCGAAAGCGAACTTCGGCCCGAATCCGGCGTATATCTTCGAATGATTCTTGAACACGGCGATTCTCCCCACCCCCTCGATTTCTGGCAAATACGTCTTTGAGGAGGCGGTACTCGACACGGTAAGAGTTAGGGAATATCTCTCCCACATACGCATCGAGGTGTTCTATGCGCCCATCCTGCAACCACTCTTCGAATTGGAGTATGTCCTTCGCCGCCATGCCCCATGTCGAAAAGAGACAGTAGGTCAGCGGCTGTTGGCGGAGGATCGCTTTCAGGTCGGAAAGCGAATCTACGTCACCGCCGGTGATGAAGTGGTAGGAGTGGCCTTCTTGAAACTCGAAAGCGCCGCAAGCGTCGAGCAGCGATGTTTCGGAAAATGCGCGGCGATAAAGATATTTCGTCGAAAGTTCGTAGCATTGCGTGGTGCGGCGATGCGTTCGTTTCGGCACGTCGGCTTGTTCTGAAACGCCGGTTGCGATTTCCCGTATGTCGAACAGTTTACCGGCCATGCTCGTATGCTTCTATATGTTTGTTCACCTCGTCCAGCAATAGTTGCTTTTGTCGCTTGCGCTGTTCGCGGGCGGTCAACAGATGCGGTTTGTCGCCTTTTTTGATTTCGTCGTCGATTCGCCAAATGGCAGACTTGAGACGTCGTTGTTCTGCAAGGAGTTCCACGATATTGAGTTTATGGAGTTGCTGTTGACGTCGCAAGTGCTCGAATATACGGTGCTTGCCCAGTATCGTGCGATGTTCGCGATAGTAGTCGAGTTCGGCGAAAATCGCCCTATTTTCTTGAAAGTTCACAATCGCCTCCCGCGCCGTATGGAAACATTCCGCCAGCGTTGTGCAATCGAATAGTCGGTCGTGCGCTCGAACGTAGTGCTCGTGGGCCGTGATTTTATCGGCCGCAAGGATTTTCAGTTCCTGCGGGCAATCCGAATCTCGGAGAAACGGAAAGTCATCCCGAAATCGTCGGCGATCGGTCGGTGCTGGTTCCGTTCGTGGCAATTCGATGCCTGCGGCGGCACACAGCCGTTCGAGCAATAGCGGCCGGTACTTCGTCGGGTTCCGGCGAATCATCACCGGAATGCGGGTGTTTGTGCTGCATTGCGATAAGAGCAGGAGGCCGGTCGAGACCTCGGCTCCTGCTCTTATCCATGCTTGAACAGCGGTTTTCAGGTCATTTTCTCGCATACAGCAATTTGAGCTGCGCTTTGATGAACTGGAAACCGTCGGCGTTCGAGCAAATGAACTTCTTGCACACAAGCACCTCGGCGAGGCGTGCCGCACAACTCGGCTGCTTGTGCACGTAGGCCACCGTGTTTCCGAAGGTCATGCCGATTTCTTCGGGGAGTTCGCCCGCGTGCGCAATCGCATTGTATTTTGCGAAAAACTCTTCTTCGGTGTACGTCTCACCAAGTGCCTCTTGCGTTTGGAGGACGTATTCCGCTTGAAGGAGTACCGGCAGCTCCGTGTTGTGGACGGTCAGCATCGCACTGGGGAGACTTCCAGTCTGAAACTTCTTTCGCACTCGATACGCAATCAAGTCGGCTAAACCGACCGGATGCGTCGGGAAACAATGCGCTGGCACGTAAACGAACGTGTCGGGAATGTCGTCATCCGCCATCAGCGCGTCGATGATTTGGGGGAAGGTCTTTTCGTCGATGCACCGTTTGATGATGGTCATTTGGGCCGCCATCTTTTTCCACGTCTTTTCCAGCACTGTCATCGCTTCGGCCTGTCCGCACAAGACGAGTGCCATTTTCTTGAAGCTATCCGAAATCGGATCGGCCTCCTGTTCGGATGAAGCGGTTCCGGCGTCGGTCGATGCTTCCGACTGCTGCTGCGGTTCTTCCGAGACAGCCGCGTCAGCGGGCTTTCCGTCCTGTTTGGTTTCGGTCGAAACGGGTTCGGAACCGGTAGTAGAGGGATTCTCTACTGCCGTGGTGTCTGTGTTTTTAATTTCCTTTTTGTCCATAACTGTTAGATGGTTTCGTTTTGACTTTCGGGTGATTCGTCCATAATCGCCGGCAATTCGCCCGTGTACGTGAGTACGCGGTATGCGTCGCGAACATCCTGCTGCAAGGTCATCGTGGTCTTCGTGGCATCTTTCGTGTCGGAGGTTTCCGCTTTGAGCGAAAGCGGATTGCAAGGATCGCCGAAAATGCGCACCTGCTTCCCGTTGCAGCTTCGAACGATGGCACCGAGGTTCCGGTTGGAGTTGTACTCGATGAAATCTTCGATGTCCGAGCTGTTGCCCGGATGGTCGAACTTCACTCCTTTCTTGAATCCGCGGGCATCGGCGTCTCCCTCGGATTCTTGGAGCACCTCGATGCTGCCCGGGGTAGCGTACACGGGCTGCAATTTCGCACCCTCTTTCAGCGCGAAACCCTCCGAATAGGTGGTAACGCCGACTTCGCGCGTCGGGAAATTTTTTACATCCTCCCATTCGAAAATGAGAATCATCGGATGTTTGGGCGAGGGGTTACCGGCCCCGCCGGTAACCCGCCCTATCGATTTCTTAATGTACGGCATAGTTTTAATGAATTATACGTTTTCGGGGTCGTTCTGCTGTTCTCCGGTTCCGCCGGTTTCATCTTTCGACGAATCGGATGCGTCCGGCGCTTTTTCATCGTCGAACACGATCCATTTGCCCGAAGTTCCTTCACGCGTCGACGAGATGGCGGCTTTCGGGTCGTAGCCATCGGGCACGATGGCGAACACCGCTTCCTTGATCAAGAAGCCGACGCCCAGCCAGAACTCGCAGAAGAAGCGCACTTCGTAGTTGTGCTTTTGAATGTCGGCGATGAACGGCGCCGGATTCTTGTGCTGCAAACCGACGAAGTTCTCTTTCGGGGTCGAGAAAACGATCGGCGAACCGTAGAGGCAGTCGAGTACCTGAAGATAGCAGTTCGAGAAGTCGACGCGGTCTTCGCCGAAGTTGACCTTCTCCGTTCCCGAACCGGCGCCCCACTTGTTCTTGTAAGCCCGCTTGTACTTCAGATATATGTCGTGCGACAGGAACACCGGCATCTGTTTCGCCCGATAGAGCGGGGCGAGCGAGGCCACGAAGTTGTCGATAGTATCGAGCACCTCGCCGTCGGTGGCTTCTAGCAGATTCTTGGTCGTGTTGAAGAATCGGAAAGCCTTGTCGTGCGATTTCTTGGCTTCGACGAGAATCGTTTCAAACCCGTCCATCGTTTCTTCAGTCTTTTCGCTGTCGGCGACATACTTCGCTTTCGAGATCATGACATTCTCGATGTCCTCGTCAATTTGCGGAAGTAGGACATTGTCGACGATGTAGCGCGTGAGAGGCATCTGGTCGGGCGTCTTGCTTTCGTCGTAAAGGTGGAAAAGCCAGCTTTCGCCTACTTGTGCGGGAATGATCGGGAAGTTGACCTTGTGATGATGATTTTTGATCGTCAGCGGCGTGAATTTCGCGCCGCCCTTCGGCGTCCACTTCGGCTTGAACTGCTGAACGACGTGGTCGACAGAGATGCCTTCGACGGCCTTGTATTCTGAAACGACCCGCTTCCAAGAGAGATGTTGCGAGGTCGTGAACCCTTGATAGAGCCGTTTGAGGATGTCGAGGTTGTTGCCCTGCGAAAGATACGGGCCGAGTTCTCTGCGCAGGTCGTCGACCTCGATGGTGGGCGTTCCGGTCATGCTGCCGCTTTCAAGGAATGCGGCAGCTGCTTTGTTGTGCGACAAAGTCATGTCGGCCTTGAACGAGTTTCGCTGGAGCCCGTTGACGATTCCGGTCGCTTTTTCAACACCGGGGAGGTCTTCGGGTTTAGCCGCCAACGTCGCGATGTCTTTTTGCAACTGAGCGATTTGCTCTGTGAACTTGGTTTCGACCTGTTCGGTCGCGTGCCGAACAGCCGCTTCGTAAAGGTTGGAGGCTTTTTCGTCTTCGGTTGCGAAAGACTTCTCTTTCAGCAGTTGCACGAAACCGGCACCGAAGTGCTCGGTCAGCTCCCGCTCGTCTTCTTCGGAGAGCTGCACTCGTCCCTGTGCGTCGGTCGTCAGTTCTTTCTTGAGAAAGTTCGCGACCACCCTGCCCATTTGGGTGTTGGAGAGAAATTTTTTGATGTCCATGTTTTTTGAAAAATTAGTGATTGATGTTCGCGCGGATTGCGGCATTCTCGATACACTCCGAAAGCGTCAGCACCCCGTTGATCAACCCGAGTTCATGCGCTTCGTCGGGGTGGAACATGGCGCCGGTGAATACTCCCGGGGCGTCGGCCTTGATGTCCGGTCGGCCGGCTTTCACGTCTTGGTGGAATTGCCCGACCAAATAGGAAAGGTCTTTTTTCAGCAGGGTGGTATCTCCGTCCAATGCCTGACGATAGGCGAGGTTTTTATCGCCGCTTTCGTCGGCGTATACCGTGATGACTTGATAGCCTTCTTTCTTCAATTTGCGCGTGTCGTCGATGATTTGGCAGAATCCGCCGATGCTGCCGACCTCCGACAACGGATTGTCGCAGAAAATTGCGTCGCATTGCGATGCGATCCAATATGCGAGCGAGGCGCAAAAGTCGACATGGGCGATAATCGGTTTGCCGGAAGCCTTCGTTCGGGCGATTGCCTCTTTGATGATCGAAATCGCGTTGGCGGAGCCGCCGCCGGAATCGATGTCGAGGACAACGGCATCGATATCCGGATGTTTGGCCGCCATCAGAATAGCGCTGGCATAGGTGACAGCACCATGGGAGTAGCAAGAATCGTATTTCGAGATGGCGCCGGTGATGGGAATCACGGCGACTTCCGATCCTTTGGCGGTTTTTCCGGTGGCTTCTGCCGAAAATTGGGCCGTAACGGTCGAGAACTCGAAATCGTCGCGATGGATTGTACCGACAATCTTTTCGCCTTGCAAAAACGCCAGCGCCGTCGGGAGCAATGCTTCGTGGTCGTGTACGAACCATTGCCCACGGCGAACGTCGGAAAGAAGCTGCAAGGTGTTTTCAGTCCTTGAAATGCGTGTCATTTGCGATCTTTTTCGCAAACTTACTCGCATTCGGGGGCGATAGAAAGGACTTTCTTAATAGGTTCGGGCGGGTATTTCGTCTTGAGTTCGATGGTTACCGCGACTAAATCGCCCTCTTTGATTGTCGGGTGGCAAGGCAAATCCTCTGTACCGAGGATATAAAAACAATCGCGGCAGCGAATCTTGACGATACAGGGTGCGTGCAGGATTGGGACGTCGTGACGAAGCGATGCCGTCACTTTCGTTGTCCAAAGCATTCCATTCTTGTCTGTTTTCGACGAAATCTCAATCGTGCGCTTATTGGTTCTCGAAAGCGGAAGGTTGAAGAAGAAACTCGACGGATCATTGAACGTCTTGGCCTCGATTCGGGCGATGAATTTCTGTTGCATTTTTTTGGCAGTCATATTGACAAAATCGCTATCTAAATTAAAATTATTTATAAACTCACTTGCGGGTTGGCTCCGGCGGCATGATTCGACTCAAGTGGTAGCGTGCTTTGCGGTGGAGCAGGTCGACCTCGCGACGAATCGTAGCCAACGAGGTGCGATAGGCTCTTTTGCCCAACGTCTCGGTATAATCACCCGAGACGAGATTCCGCGAGACGACGAATGCTTCGATGATGTCGCGTTTGGGCATGCCGGCTTGGATGCCTTGTATGAAGTAGGTGTCGAGATCGATGTTGAATAACGCATCCAGTATCATATTGAGCCGCTTGATGTCTACGTCTGTAAGAAACGCATAGTGAAACTGGGCGGCGTTAGTGGTTCGATGTCTCGGCAGCACGAGGGTTACCGTCAATTCATCGGCGGCTCGTTCTATCGGGGTGTTGCTCGATTTGTAGAGACCGACGACCATGCGCCCGAAGTCGTTGGCGAGTGAAATGCGAATCGGGCCGGTCGGTTCGGCTTTGAAAAGGTGGCGCAGATAATCCAGCGCAAGGCGGCTGTTCGCTCTGAATGTTATTTCCATATCTGAAAAGATTTTGAGTGTCGGCGTATGTACATAGGGTCGAGCCGCACGAAAGTATCCTCTTTTATTTCGAGAACAAGGAATCCATCGTCATCCTCGAAATAGCCCCGATCGTACAGATTTTGGCAAATAGCGATGAATCGGTTGACATCTTTGGCGAGCGTATCGATTCTAATCCATTGGCCGGGCGGGAAGCGCATCAAACGAGGCACGAGTTCTTTGATATAGATGTCGAACTCCTCGGAGGATATTTTCATGTTTTCGTTCATTGCGACATATTTTTTCGACCTACATGACCTACACGACCTACAAAACAATAAATCAGCATTTTACAAAATACATCCATGTAGGTTTGTAGGTCGGTATGTTAAAATGTAGGTTTATACGTTGGTCGTTGTAGGTCGATTGTAGGTTGTTGCGTTACTTTTATCTTCTTGTTTTTTAGCGCCGTAGGTCGATGTAGGCCGGTTTGTCGTAAAAACATATCTTTACGCGCGTATTTTCCCAAAGGCACCGTCAATGCTTCGCAAAGCACTCGCGCCATGTTGACTTCGACCGCGTTGCCGATGAATTTCTTTTGGTCGGCCTGCGTTCCGACCAGCACGTAGTCGGAGGGGAAACCCATGATGCGCTTCAGCTCCGGTATTCGCAACATCCGCATCTTGATGTCCACAATGCCGTATAGTGCCATGAACTCCTTTATCCGCACCATCGCCGGAGTGTCGTCGGCATATACCTCGTAACGCAATACATCGCCTTCGCGTCGGATGAACGAAGGAAGTTGTCGGCCCGCGTCGGCCGCGGTTACAAGATAGGGCGGCATCTTGTCCATGCGGGCGATCAGCGTGAAGCACGGTTTGTCGATGGAGCCGCCCGCCGAACTGTATTGCGGGTTCAGCAGATAGCGTCGGTCGCAGCTCACGAGCCGGTGTTTCGGATTCGCCGTCAGCGTGCGGGCCGGTTCTTCGATTGCGCTGGGCGTGCCGTTGCCGTACTGCATGTCCACGAATGCCAGTCGGTCGCGGGTTGTCAGCACCGGTGCCGGTAGGTAGACGCTGTGGTTGTGCCCGTCGCCGTAATATGCCGTGATGAATGCGTGGTGATCCCATGTCGTGATCGTCCCCGCCGGTTCTTCGACCGACACGTTCTTGCCGGCCGGACTGCCTCCGTAGTGCTTCGACAGGAAGTTCACTTGCGCTACTCCCAGCCGATTCTGTGTCGATACAACGGGGCACGGTTCGTCGATGTCCGGTGCGTGGTAGCACCCCGTTCGATTCATCGAGTTATACTTCACCATAAAGGCATCCTTGCCTCCGGCTACGAACTTGACCAGTCCCGTATGGATGCGTTTGAGCGTCGCTTCTACCAGCGGTTTCTTGCGGCCGAAGATGCTTTCGCCCTCGTCCGTAAAGTCCAGCACTTCACGCACCGGTTTCCAGCGTTGCCGCCCTCCGAACAGCTCCGTCGCTCCATTCTTGCTGTGCTTCGGTTCCGGCCATGCGATCGGCAGGCCTGTTCGGGCAAATTGACCGAAGAACCGGCGGCGGGAGGTGTAGGCTCCGTAGTCGGCGGCGTTGAGTATGCGGTGCTCGAACCGGTAACCGTATCCGCAGACGTTCTCCACCCACCGCCGGTACAGCTTCCCCGCATCCTTGTCGACCGGTTTGCCGTTCTCGTCGAGGTTGCCCCACGACATGAACTCTTCGACGTTTTCGATTTGGATGTAGTCCGGGTCGATCGCTTCGATGTAGCGGAACAAGTGTTCGGCCAGCGTGCGGCTGTCGGCATCGCGGGGTCGGCCGCCTTTGGCCTTGCTGAAATTGGTGCATTCCAGCGAGGCCCACAATACGACGGCCGCATCGGGGTATCTCCGCCGCATTTCAGCGAGGTGGGCAATCAACGGAGAGAGCTCCAGCGTGCGGATGTCTTCCGTGAAGTGCATCGCATCGGGATGATTCGCCGCATGGCTGGCTATCGCGTTGGCATCGTGGTTGACGCACGCGATGACCTTTGCGCACTTCTGTCCGGCAACTCGTGCCAGCTCCACGCCGGTCGACGTTCCACCGGCACCGCAAAATAAGTCGATGTAAAGGAGTTTCATGGCCATTTTTTTATTCAAGGTCTTGGAGTATTTTCATAATTTCCGAAATCTGTTCCGGAGTTCTCCAACCCATGACATGGTCGGGAAAAGGAGTACCGGACGCCAGCTTTCCTTCGTAAAGAATACCGACCTCGTATGTCTTCTGCCCGTCGGAATAAAACTGTTTTCCCAAAAGCACGGATACGCCGTATCTGTTGTCGAAATGCAAGATGGCTTGTTGCCCGAAATTCGGACGAGCCTTAAATTCGAGGTCTTCAAATGTTTTTTTCACAATCTTTTCCCTAATTTGATGATGAATGTTTCGTGGTCGGGTGCGCCCCATGCGGGGTTGCCTATTCCTTCCGTGAGGCCGCAAAATTCCCATAGCATCCGCCGCTTGGTATAGCCATAACCGAAGCTGATGGCGTCGTAGTGTTTCGGGACGAGGTGTCCGCGGTAGGCATCGAGCCCTTCATCTGCGATTTCTCTCGCCTCTTCCATCGTTATTCGCTTTTCTACGATGGTATGGGCATCTGGCATAAGGCGCCATTCGAGCAGTCGGACTATCCAATAGGGTGACTTCTCTCGATACTCTTCGGGCTTGATTTTGGCCTCGATCATCTCGTAAGGCTCCTTATTGAGCGGCATGTAAAGTATTTTCATCCTTTGTAATTTTTGAACTCACAACTGTAAAAAACAGACTTCTTATTGCACCAATTCGCCAGTCGGCGCTGCTCTTTCGTTGGCTTGATTCCATTGTCAAAATCGCGGTAAGGCTGCGCAAAGGGGTTGATCTGCATCTCTCGAAAGATATTGAGCCGATATAACGCATCGTCGACATCTTTGACAAGGCAATAAATGAAGAACCGATACCGCTGCACGCCTCTTTGTTCGAGTTCGTGAATACATTTCAATACCGGTTTAATCTGCTCCATCGTATCGCAAGCGAACCGAATGTGCCGAATCCATTTCACGCGGGCCAGCAAGTCGAGGATATACGAATCGTCGCAAGCTCGGCGAGCGTCCAGCCCTTGATTGAAATCGACGGCGATACCCATGCGAACAATCTCCTCGATTTGCTCCAACCCGAAATCGGAGGCCAGCACGTTATTGTCAAGCAACACCGCACGACGCTGGCTGCCGATGAACTCCCGAATCGGAGAAGCCGGCCGGATGCTCCCATCCTTGTGCGGGACGATACTCCACGGACACCGATTCACGCAGCCGCGCGTTAAGAAACCGTAGGCTTCATGAACGCCGTACAACGAATAATCCGGCGTGATATGCTCCACTTCTTCGGGCAATACCGTCGTATAGTCTTTGTAACCGGTTCCCGCGCGGACAATCTCGCAACGGTAGACGTCGGAGCAATCGGGCGTGAACGTGAATACTTTCGACATGTACACTCGGTCATATCGACCGAACATCGGGTCGGCGAACTCTACCGAATCGCCGTGGGCCTTATGCCATGCCGACAGTTTCATCAAAGCAAGGTTCGGGAAATGATGCCCGTCCACATCTACCAATCCTATTCGCATAATCCGTAGTAGCTCATGCAGCTGGTCGCCGTGTCGTCGTCGAACAAACTGCCGGTCGCATTTTGCCATTCGACGTATCGCACAACGTCGCGGATGGTAGGATATTTCTCGCCGCTGGTTATTGCGTGAGCAGGGATTTTGTCCGGCCCGAAGAACGACGAGTGATGCTCTTTCTCCAACGCTGCGATTTCGTCGATACGTTCGGGCGATTGACGAGCGATGTTCAGAATATCGCGCTGATTCGCCATCACGCACGACCAACACCCGACCCGCTTGTATCCCATTCGGTAGAGCGGATTGGGCTCCAAACCGGCGGCGAGAATGTAATCGATGACCTGCTGCGCCGACCAATCGAACACGGGCCCCAACAGATCGTCGGCGAACTTCGCCCGAAAAGCGCGGACATCCTTTCCACGATAAGAGTGGCGTTTCGGCTTCCCGTTTTTGTCGAAGCCGTAAGGCTCGAAATAATACTTGAAGTAGGTACACTGCGCCTGCATCTTGGCACGCGCGGCGGATTCCCCCCCCCGAATGCCTTGAATCATCAACATGTTGTCATGCACCTCGTCGAGCACGTAATCGATACAGGGCTTCGTTTTCAATTCCTGCGTACAGAACCGCGCCCGCGTCGACGGCCAACGCTTCTTTTGGCGACACAAGTCGACCATCCCGTCATACTTCTTCGATTTGAGTGTTACGAGGTCGAGATGCAACCTGTCAGCGATTCGGTTGATGTATTCGTAGGTCAACGGGTGCTCCCAACCGGTGTCGCAGAACACCGTGGTGAAGTTGCGGGTGACATGCTCCCGCACCCAAAGCAACGACGCAAGGCTATCCTTGCCGCCGGAAAACGTTACGATGACTTTCATTTGAGTGCTTTGTTCAGCCGTTCTTCGGTGATGCGTACATATTCGGGATTTAGCTCGTAACCGATATAGTTTCGGCCGAGCATTCGCGCAGCGACAGCGGTCGTTCCGGCACCCATGAACGGGTCGAGCACGATTCCCCCCCCCTCCGGTGAACCGGCCTTGATGCAGTCCGTAATCAATTCGATGGGGAACGTCGCGAAATGCGCTCCTTTGTAAGGGCTTGTCGGCACGAACCACACGTCGCGTTTGCGCGCGGTTTCCGTATAGGTGAATGACCGGTCGGTGTTCGTTCGTTGTTGCGGATCGGACGCCAGCAGCTGTTCGTAACGACGGCTGCCGACCGCTTGAACGGTTCCGGCTCGGCTCGATGTTTTGGCCGGTCGCGCGATTGCCGCATAATCGAAATAGTACCGCTTCGACTTCGATAGCAGGAAGATGTATTCGTGGCTCTTGGTACAACGGTCGCAGGCGGATTCCGGCATTGGATTCGGTTTCGCCCAGATGATGTCCTGCCGGAGGTACCAGCCATCGGCCCGTAACGCGAAAGCCAGCATCCACGGAATACCCATGAGGTCTTTGGCTTTGTAGCCATCGAATCTTTTGACGATAGCCGAGCAGCCGACCGAACCCCTGTTCGTTCCTTGCTTGGAATTTGCGACATTCTCGGGATAGGCCGCAGCACCTTTTCCGCTGCCGGCGTAACAATCGCCGATATTGACCCACAGCGTTCCGGTCGGTTTCAGCACTCGCCGCACTTCGCGGAATATTTCGACCAACCGGTGGATGTACGCTTCGGGGGTTTCTTCCAGCCCGATCTGTCCGGCAACTCCGTAATCCCGCAAATTGAAGTACGGCGGCGAGGTGATGCAGCAGTCCACGCTATCGGCGGGCAACTTGTGTAAGCCGGTGATGCAATCTTCGTTGTAAATGATGTTGATTTGCATAAGTAAAAGCATTAGAAAATTTTATCGTCAACACCCGGATGCACTTCGGGCTCTTCTTCCATGCCGCTCCCATAAGCCGTCATCGAAAGGCTTATATCATACTTTTCTTTGATTGCCGTGTAATCGAATACCATCGCAGATGTGACCTTGCTTTGGGCGGTTTCTGCATCGTTGATCGCGCCGCCGACACCCAAATGCGGGAGGAATCGAACGCCGGACTTCATCCCCATGTATTCTTCGGATTTCTGTAAATACTCCTGCAAGGAGGATTTCGGCAGGAACCGCACACCGAGGCTTTTGCTGTGTATGGTATAAAGATCGGCCGAGGGCCCGAAATAGAGAAGCAGGTACTCACGGCCGCCGGGTAATTCCTTACGCTCTTTCTTCTTAACAAAACACCAGTCGGGGCCGGAAACAATTTTATATTCGGCTTTCATTTGGATTTTTCCAAGGCTGGCCAGCGAATCCATCGCTGACCAGAATCCGGCGAGTTCATTCGTCTGCTCCGTCTTCTCGCTTTGGGTTTGACAAAGTCGAGCAGCAACAACGAGGGTATCGGCGTAAGTGAATGGAAGGCGAATCTGCTTTTCAAGAATGCGCAACGTGGCAAGCAGGGCACTCCAGTTTTGGAGGATTCGGTCGATGACGCCGCGTGTTCGAGAGCGGAGGTCGGCATTCGTAAGGTCGTAGGCTTCGCGATACCCGATTTTCACCTTGCGGCGCTCGCGGAGAAGTTCGTGTGTGAGGTGCGAAAGTCCTCGATTGCACATGGTTTTGAACCGGTCGTAACGTTGTTTTTCTTCCTCGCTGTGCGTCGATTGGTAAAACGTGAGCATGACGATTCGGGACATGAGGGCGTTGTCGGATGTCGTCATTTCTTGACCGGTGAGCACAAGCCCGCAGTTGATCGCTGTCATAGTGCGTTTCTTCTTTCCGTCCATGCTCATCTTGCTGCGTCCGCTATTATCCCAAATACCCTTGAGAAATTCGATTTTTTTCGGGTTGATGTCCTCCTTAAATTCGTCGATATGTACAACGGCATTAGACACTTCGGCAATCGCTTCGCCGAGCGATGCTTGGGTCGCGTTACGAAGATTGATTGATTCGGCGTTTACTTGGAACGGTGCGACGATGGCACGCGCCATCTGCGTTTTGCCCGTAGCAGGAGGCCCGAACATATCGAGGATAGGCATATTCTCGATTGTGGCCCGCACGATGTCCGAAAAAAGTGTCGTGAAGTAGAAGCAGAGCGCGATCATTGCGTTCTCGCCGAATACGTCGATACATTGCCGGGCGTACTCGTGGAGTGTTACGTCGTTCTGTTGCACATACACAAATTTTCGGTGCAGGTTGTAGGTGGTAACGTCTTCTTGGGCCTCTTTGGATGCAGCCGGTAGATAATAGAGTTTGTCGTTGACCTTGATAAGTCCATAATCATTGGCCGGTATGAACTCTTCGCCATCGAAAGCTCCGTTCCCCCATGCGAAAAATTCGCCCTGTTTCTGCCAGCCGAGCTGTTGGATTTCTCGTGCCGTCGGAGTTTGCTCGTAAATATATTTCTTGAGCTGCGTGTACTGCTGTTTCGCAACGACCGCTTCGATGATATAGTTGCCTTTGCCCTCGATATTTTTCTGAAAATTATCAAGGGTGGTTACTTGGTCTTGCGGCAAGGTGATGAGGCATTTTTCATGATAGATGTTCTCAATCTCGAACATACGATAGGACGTCGGGCCGTCCCAAATCAGCACGATCGGGCGGATGACGAAATTCGTCCACGGTTGTGCGGTTCCGACTTTCGAGATTTGCCCGTAGTAGCAGTTTTCTTTGACATAGAACCCGTATTTCTCCACCAAATCGACCTGCACCTGCTTTTCTTCACGAATCGCATCGACTTGGCGTTTGTTTTTCAGCCGATAAAAAGCCTCGTTCCAAATCTTACCTTGCTTATCGGCTTTCGAGAATTTATCGAGGTACATGCGGGCCAGCGTTTCATCGTAGTAGACAAGCAGTCCGCAGATATAGTTGATGACTTCGAGCCGGTCGTTCGGAGATAAGATGCCCGTGATTTTATTTCGATACATGAACTCTACAAAGTCGGCCGAATTGGAGGACAGGCATTCTTCGTATGATGTTCCCTCGTATTTGAAATACTCGTCGGCGTCTTTGGCGTGGTCGCTGGGGATGGTCATCACTCGAACATTCAGCCCCGCTTTCGTGAGAGCTTCGCCGTGCCCGATGACCGCTTTCTGCCCCGCTTCGTCATTGTCGCCGATGACGACGACCTTCGACACGATACGTTTTATCATGCCGATTTGTCCTGACGTAAGGGCGGTGCCCATCGGCGCGACGGTATTCTGCTGTCCGATTTTTGCCATGCGAATCACGTCGGGATTCCCCTCGACGATATTCAGCACGTCACGAAGTGCGGCGATGCGTTGTGCCTCGAAGTAGCCGAACAGCACCTCTCCCTTTTTGAAAATCGGCGTTTGCTTGGTATTGATGTATTTGGGCGGCTCTTTACCCTCCGCGTTCTTTCTGGGATCAACGACCCTGCCGGTGAATCCGATGATGTTGCCCGTTTGGTTGCGGATCGGGAACATAAGTCGGCCGACAAAGGTGTCGTAGTAGTGGCCGTCTGCATCGCTGACTTTGATAAGTCCGGCATTTACGAAATTGTCGACATTCTCGTGCTGGGCTTTGATATGACGCAGGAGAGAATTGCGACCGGGCGCGTACCCGATGCCCCATATCTCGATAGTTTCTTCGTCCCAGCGGCTGGTTGCATATTTTTGTGCCGGTTCCGATTGCCGGTACATCGACCGGAAAAATTCAAAGGCGATGTTGTTGGCATGAAACAGCTGGTCGCGCTCGAATCGTTTGGCCAGTTCTTCGGGGGTCGGTTCTTTTTCCTCCCATCTTATGTCATACTTCTCGCCTAAAAAATGGCAGGCTTCGACGAAATTCATCGTGCGTCGCTCCATGATGAAAGAGATAGGCCCCCACGTTTTCCCGCAGCCGAAACAGTGGGCTATGCCTTTTGTCGGCGACACCTTGAACGACGGGGTTTTCTCTCCATGCAGCGGACAGCAGCATTCGTAGTTCGTCCCCGCCTTTTTCAATTCGAGCCCTTCGTCTTGAAGAACCCGTAAAATATCGAGGTTGTTGAGTTGGTATATAATGTCGTCTGGTATCATTATTCCTCTGTTTTGGAGAGCAAATGCCCCCCCCCGATTTTTATAAGATTCGTTCGATTGCTCGAAGGATGGTTCCGGCACGGTCGTATTGTTCGCGGAACTCGCTTCGTTGGTCGGATTCGCCATAGACCAATCCCGTCCGATAAGCGGTTAACGCATTGCGGATTATCTTGCATTCCTCGAACGATAGTTCCATGATGGAGTAGCGTCCGCGACCGTCCTTATCGCAGTACATGCCGCACCCGTCGATGCGTCGTGTGTCCGTCAAAAAAGCGGAATTGAAATCGATAGTTCTGCGTTCGCGAAACCCTACACCAATCTCCTCGGGCAAAAAAAACATCGCCAAACCGAAGCCCTTGAAAGCAAGTTCGGTTTTTATTCGACAAATATTTCCATCGGAATCGCCGCCTAATTTTGTCAATAATGCTTCTGCGTCGAACTGGATAATTCCACCCCGAACTCGGTAATCGATATTCTCGGCAAGTTCTCCCGTATCGACCAAAGTCCGTATTTGTTGTAGCACGTTTTCCATCGTTACGCGATTTTGAGTTTGACGTTGTATTTCCGTTCTGTTATTCCGGCGAGTTTCTGTTGCTTGGCCTGCGGAATAGGCCGAGAACCTCGGCGCCATGCGTAGAAAGTATCGGGGCCGATGAAGAGTTCATCGGTCACGGTTTGCAACAAGTTAACCCGAGCTTTCATGTCCAAAGATTTCCACAGCTCGGCAAGTGTCTGCTCTTTCATAGTTGGGTATTGTTATTTGAAAATTATTCGGTTATTGAGGGTTCCGGCGGCGCATCGCAAACTGCCGCTCCACGATTCCAATTCACGTTCTTCCTCCTCGTTGTAATCGACGCGCCCGCTTTGGATGGCTTTTTCGTATTCCAGCATAGCATCGTGCGCCTGTTTCATGATCTCGATTATTTCTTGTGTCGTTTTCATAGTTTCGTTGTTTGTTTTTGTAAAAAATTAGGAGGGGCTTCGGCCATTCAAGGGCTTTCGCCCCTCCTTGTCGCCGTTGGCGGCCCTCACGGGTGGCGCGGCTTTGAGTGCTTTCTTTACATGGCTAAATACTAATCTCTCACACTCGTTTTTCGAATAAACCTGTTCGCGAGTCGTACCGCGTTGGCCAAATTCCCAACAAATAGAGCCATCAGCCACGGATGGCTTTCATTGAACAGTACGATGGGCGCCATAAGACTTACGATAAGATAGAGACTACCGATTTTCTGCTTGGTTGGGAGTTCGGTGAACTCGCGGCCCATGCACGCCGTCGATAGTCTTCGAATAAGCCGTGCGGATTTTGTTTCGATGCCCGTAAAATCCGGTCGAACCGGAACGAGGTACGGGGTGCTCTTTTCGTTGCTTGTGTACAT